CAATTAAATCATGCCAGGAAGTGGTCTTGGGATTCATTGGGGCTACATCGCTCTTGTATACAGCAGCATACAACCACATGTCATTTATATCTTTATAAAAGTAAGCATCACGACAATCAAATCCGTTTACTGCTAACATATACATTAAATTTACAACATTATAATTATAATACCATCCATTGTAGCTTAAATTGTTCAATCTATTATGTTCATAATGTACGCTTTGCGGAATTGATAAAATTAACATGCCGTTGGTACTCATGTTTTCGTTCCAGATGCGTAGTGTATTGAGAGGATTAGTTAGATATTGAAATGTATCTCTACACCATAATAGATCAATAAGCCTAGATACGGGAGATTCTAATTCTACATCAGCTTGAAAGATTTTAACATTTGGATACTTGCTAATTCTTGGTTCAATTTGTTGAATATTTGTATCCACAGCGTAGCACAAATAGTTCCTCGGTTCGGGAGGATCATCTCTAGTTTCAAGTGTTGCCCACCATTCAATATCAAGTCCCGATCCGCACCCGTAATCTGCAATAACTTCAAGACTATCTAAGAAACTATCATATTGATAAAGTAAATCTCTAAGTGGCTGACTGTGTTGAAAACTTTCTTCAGGATTTTTAAACAGTCCCATTTTGTAACACCTCTATTATTATTTTTTTCTTCAATGGCTGTAAGCGTGATTCCAATTGATAACAAGCTTCTGCCAATTCTGCTTCAGATCCCCAATTCATATTATGAATTAAATTAACTGCCCATCTACTACAGGTATCTTTTTCAATTTGAATATCAACTGCGTTATTCTTTGGTTTTGCCGTAGAACACAAAGCCCACTCTCGCAATATTTTATTAGCGTGTTCCTTGTAATCCATTACAGGGTAACATCTTCCATTCCAGCCGTTCTTAGACGAACAACATGACCTAGCATAAAGTTTTTACTTTCAAGACCTTTCATAACTCCAAGCCATTTGTTTCTAAGCAGAGCAACTTCATTAATGATAGTTTCAAAGTCAATGACTTCGTCCTCACCATCTGTATATTTCTCAGCGTCGCGAGCTGTAAGAGCTCGGGCATAAGATTCCAGGTATTTTTGAAAATGCTTTCGTCTAATTTTGCGAAGTTGTATATTAAGATAGTTAAGTACAGCCTCGATCTCCTGAAGCTGGTTAAATCTGTGCTCTGTAATACCCGGTAAATTCGCAGCGGACTTTTCAACATTACCTCGTATAAATGTTTCTGTTTTTGCCTGCGCAAGTTCACCTTCATAATAATCAATGAAGGCCGGAATATTTCCAAGGTCCGAAACAATTTTATTATACCACATTAGTCTTCGTAATCTATATCGTCTTCTTCGTCAACATATTCTTCAATACTGCGCTTGGTATATGCATCGGTGCCGCCAAACTCTTTAAGTTCGCGTTCACTCAGTGCATCGGCTAACATACTCATTAGGGTATCACTAGCTGCCTGGCGCTCTTTAGCAGGAATATATTCTTTAAGAATAGTGTAAGCTTCAATCAATACTTCTGTATCAATACTCATTAGTCTGATTCCTCTTCTGGTTGAATAGTAGCAGTATCTTTATGTGGATTAGCAGCAAAATCCGCCATTACCTTATCAAGTGAGCTATCTTCATTACGCTCCCATGCTTTACGGAACTGTTTAATCACTGTGCCATCTGCTAGGGTGTATTTAAGACTATTGCCTTCTTTTTGCAATAAACCTTTTCCTTCAAACATATCCACAAGTCCGCTATATGGATTCATTCCGGACTCGTACGGAATTTTCACTTGTACACTTTCAAACGGCTTGGCATAGCGAGTTTTCATAATCTTGCAAGCTGCACGAATACCCTTTACTTCTGAAATCTTGTTGCCATCTTCATCTTCTTTAAGTTTGAGTTTCCTCATTGCAACAACAATTGAACTTGCATAGATAAAGCCTTGCCCACCACTGATTTTATCATCTGGATCAAACATGTCTTGACTAGCATAGGTATGATTGGTTGCTACCAGTCCGATGTTTAAGCTGCCGAACATGTTCACGCAGTTGCGAACCAGGGCAGTTAGTGCTTTGGGCTTACGACCCATATCACCTTTTAGATCACCTGCTTCGAACTGATTGACATCAGTCGGGGTCAACAACATACCAAGACTGTCTAACACGATTAACACTTTAGGACGCTGGTCTTCGGGTAATGTTTTGTACTCTTTAACAAACTCTGTAATCATTTTAGCTACATCGTCGATCATAGCCATATTGAGTTTGAGAAGCTTGTTTTCATTAGTATCGACACCGAGTGCGTGAAGCCAGGCTTCGTCGAGTGCGTTTTCAGTATCGATAAGAATAACATATATACCTTGTTCTTGAGCGTTTTTGACAAGATTTCCTGAGCAGATAAAGCTTTTACCTGCACCAGACTCTCCAGCAAATACAGTAACCTTACCCATTGGAATACCCTTATTAAAATCCCCGCTAATAAGATAGTTAAGAGCGTAATTGTTTGTGGAGATCCAGTCTGTTGGGTCATTGAATCCAACGGAGATACCGTCAATACTTTTTGTAATACTTTTACGAAATTTTGATACATCAAAAGGTTTGGTTGCCATAATATTTTTCCTTGTCTAAGTTTCTATCTAGTAATTCTTTAAAATCTTGTAAGTTATCCGCCTTCGGCGAACAAAATCCGCACATACAAATATCTTTTATACATTTTATAATAGGCATAGCACGATTGTCAAATTGTTGCCTAACATTGTCTAAAATTCCTTTTATCTTTGTGGTGCTTCTAATATTGTATCCGTTACGACGGCTAAGGCCAACTATTTCATGACCTTTATTGGCATATATTTCGGCCAATGCTTTGCCAATTCCTGCGGTATGTCCTGTTATTGCTATTTTCATTTAATCTGTCGTAATAATTTTTGATCTGAAATAAACTTGTCTAGTTCTTGTTGGTTATTGCAATCTATTGCTACCAGGCCTGGAAAAATGTTTCTGTATGGGGCGGTAAAACTATTCTCATACCTAACATTGATTGGATCGGGGTTATGTAAAAATGCGTATGAATGATTCAATTGATGGTCGACAGTAAATTGTTTGATAGCTGTAAAGTTATGTATGTTCAATGCACTTACAGTAGTCCAGGTATTTAAATCTAATCGGTCTATACTCTTATAATACATTAGATTTTCGTAAAACTTTTCCCATTTGATAGGCCATCGTACAAAGTCGTGTACTTCTTGTATACCATCTAAACTAACTGTTACAGTGACTTTTATGTCTCTTTGAATTAAAGTTTCTATTTCGTCTATTACATTAAAACAATTAGTATTAATTCTTACAGATTTTATATTGGCTGGTAAGTTTTTTAATATGTCTTTATAATTTTTACTGGCACTGGGTTCTCCACCGTTTATATCTAAGTGGACAATTCTATCAACAGGCAAATTCCAAAATCTATTGGCATTATCAACTATGGTATATACTTTAGATTTCAAACTTCCAATTTTAGTGCTGTGGTTTTCGTCGCAAGTTAAACATCCACTATTACAAATATTGTCAAGCACACCGCCCACAATCAGATAATCTGGTCTGGTTTGCTGTTGATCAAATTTGATTGCATTCAGTCTGATACTAGTGCCGTTTTGCAGTTCTGTTTCAAAACATCGTACACATTCCGGCGGCCGAAGTTTAATTCGAATATTATTTAACCAGTCGCTGTTTTCCATGTCCTGCAATGAAGCGAATTGCGGGGGATTGACCATATGGCCACAGCGACTCACAGTTCCGTTTGGATTAAATCTTACAAAATGATCTAAACGAGGACATTGCATAAATCTTTTGATCTTTGAATAATTTCTTTATATACATCCGGATATGTATCGCGGATACTTTTTATAATTTCATTAAATGACACAGTTTGTCCAAGATAAATTTCTGTTAGAACTTTATCTAACTGCATATAAAATGTGACCTTGGGAAAATGTACAATATCATAATGTACTTTATTTTTATTTTCATTGACATGCAAATCTGTTATAGTTTTTAAATCTGCAATTGGATTAATTTTAATTTTTGCCTGGGTAAATCTGCGTAGGTTTACCAACCAGTGAAACTGAGGTGCGTAGTGCCTATTAAGAAACAAATGATGCCCGGCCATAAACAACAAAGTATCTTTGTCCAAGTGATTATTATATTCAATATATGAACTTAGACCAGAAAAGAATCTTTCAACGGGTTCTCTAACAAATATTTCTACAGTATCCAATCCGGGCAATTCTGACATTGCCAATGTTCTAAAGCCTGAATTACTCAAACTACTGTAACCGTTTTTGTATATTGGATACACATACCGTTGCGGAGCAACTTCTAATACTTCGCAACGGTCTGGAAAAATAATGTTATCTAATTGCGATAACATTCGAACGCCTTACTGTTTGCTACGATTACGAATCATGGCCAAGATATCTTCGGCTCGTTGACTCGAAGGTTTGGCATCTGGAGTAGCGACAGGAGCAGTTGCTACTGGTGCGTCGTCTTCCTCGTCTGCAGCAAACGGTGCAGAGGATTGGACTGGAGCAGGTGCTGCCTTAGCTACTGGAGCAGGTGCTGATTCTACATCGTCGCTGCCTTTACCCTGAAAGCCGCTAGGCTTGTAGTACTGACTCCAACGATCTGGATCGTATGCTTGACCATCTACACTTGCTTCAAACATTTCCTTAAGAACCTTAAGTTCTACTTCGCCCGGACGCTTGGGCAAGAAGTCTGCTAGATTGTAAAGACCAAAACTATCAATAGCACCTTGTTCTTGTGCTGTTAGTGCAGTTTCTTTACGACTCCACTTACTAGTAGAATAGTCTGCATAACCACCTTTACTTGTTTTAGTAACAGTAAAATCTAATCCAGCGGTGTAATCAGTTGGCATGCTTTCTAGTTCTGGGTCCATTAGTGCAGCCTTGATTAAATTAAAGATCTGGGGACTAATAACGAATCTACGAATAGGATTCTCTGGTGTTTTGTCGTCCGCTAGTGGATTTTCTCTCACGAAACCTTGGAATAGATATGATTTCTTTTTCCAATACTTGCGACCCATTTCTTCAAGTCCTGGGTCTTTGAACCAAGTGCGTACTTCTGCTAGAATAGGGCATGCGTCACCATACATTTCTACACACGGTACTTGTACAACAACAGGCTTGCTATCTG